GATAAGTATAATGATGTTTAAACATCATTATACTTATCATAGATGTACTTATATCCAGAATCATATATTGCATATGATGTACTTGGAAGTTGATTAAAGAAATCTATAATAGCATCTACTTTCTGAGAATTTGTATTTGAGTTAACTACATCAGAACGTTCTGGTGAAACAACTGTAATACAATCTCTTCTTAATTCTGATATTGCAATCAGACCAACTGCTTTAGCAATTGTAATCTTGCCTGGAACTAAGAAATCAATATCTCCGAAAATTTCTGGATCTTTAATTAAATCATATCCAGCAATCAACCCTGCATCAACTAATTCAATCTTATTTGATGTTGAATAATCGTAGTTCGCACCTGAAGCAAGAACTCTTCCTTCTGTAGAATTACCACCAAAATCAAATGGTTTGAACCATGCATTAGTACTTGCATTACCAATTGCGGTAGAAGTCTTACCAGATGTTATATTTGCTTGAGTTTGTTGATCTCCAGTGTCTGCAAACGTTTGATCTCCAGCGTAAATAAACTTAGACTGTTCATTGACATAATTTTTCCAGTATGTTGCAGTTCCTTCTGATGTTTTTGCATCAGTTGCTTTAGAAACATATGTCATTGTTTCCAAAACTTCTCCAACATTTCCAGTTACAGTACCTTGTGTATCAACTACTGCAATATGGAATTCATCATACTTACCACCTTTAGATGAAGTAACACTTGATGTGCCTGGTTGTGGTGCAATAGTTGACCACTTCTTACCAGAAGCATACTCTAGAGTACCATAAACATCAGCTTGATTTACTGCATTTACAGTACCTACTGCAGCACCACCATGTGTTTGTACAACTGAACCTATAGCAAGTCTTTGTGTAGTATCCCATAGAGTAACTTGAATAGTATCACCATCAACTACTTTGTAAACACTACCCCAGTATGTACTAGTTCCAGATGCCCACTTAATTGCAGCACCAGCAGCAGGTAATGCACCAGTTACACCATTAACCTGAACTGTGATATCAGTAGCACCACCGTAGTTACCTGCTCTATCTAAAGTTAAAGTATCGTTATCTGCATATCCAGAACCATTATCGGTCATGGTAATAGTTGCAGCACCGTTTCCAGCAATCACAACCGAGAATGTAGCACCCGATCCACCACCACCAGTAGCAACTATTGAATAAGTAGCAGCAGTTCTACTATTAGTTGCACCAGCATTTGCATAGTTGTCAATTGCAAGAACAGATCCTACATCATTAGGGAAACTAACTTCTTGGTCAGCACCGTGGTCAACAACAGAAACGGTTACACCGTTGTTGAAAGCACCCGATGTTCTCGCTGCCCACTCAAAAGTATTTGTTGTTCTAGTGTCAAAATCGTCTTTATTTTTAATTGCGAGAGTAGTGTCACTACTATTATCTCTCTTAATATTTGAATTACGTAAACCTAAGTCAGTAGCCCCTGAAGGTCTTATAACTGCTGCGATTCCGCCATACTGTATGATTGTTGCTGCAGCAAACCATGCTTCGAAGTTGTTGTTATCTGGGTTACCAAATGTATCAACTAATTCTCTTTCGCTCGCAAGGTATGTTACTACATCGGTAGGCCCCTTTTGAGCCGCTATAGCAACTACACCGATATTTTGATCTGCAACTTGAACGGTAGCCGTAAAATCAATCTCTTTTACCTCTACGCCAGGTGATGCTAAAGCCATGTTTTTATTTCCTCTATGAGATCTTTTTCTCCAAACTATTTATTATTTCTCGGCTTACAAACGGGGAAACTGTACATGAACACCCTACCAATCAGGATATAACCAATCTGAGAATGTAGTATTCCTTTTTCTGTTTTCCATTATTCTTCTTATAGTACAGAGTTTACATTCATATGCATAAGCTGATGGAAACCCCTTTCTATTCTTACGAGTCAAATAAAACCCATCTATAAGATCTTTAATTTCACCACAAGTTCTACATTTTCTTTCTTGTAATAGTAGATGCTCTAATTCATACTGTTCTTCTAAATTCATTCTAACATTTCCTCATAGAAGATATTATCACCATAACCAACCATAGACTGACACCATTTATTAGTATGCCATACTTTCTTATATATTTCTAATATAGATTCTTCTCCACCTTCTGTAATCCATTTACGAACATATTCATCATTAGATCTATCATAATGGAATCCTTTATCAATGAGATTAGCTATAAATTCAATATCCTCTTTTGGTGTCATCACTTATAATCCCACATGAAAGCCATATCTCCATATTCATCAACCTTTGCCCATGCATCCCCCTTATCATCAACTTCAACCTCTTCATCAGTTCCATCTAGAATAAATCCAAATGGAGCCATATCTTCTTCTATAGCTTCTCTTTGATCTTCAAAAAGTCTCTTTCTAATATCATCCGAAGTTAATTCTTTAAAATATGGTTGAACAACTAACCATGCATATATTACAAGACACATTGCAAGGTCATCATTACAACCTTCTTGTGCCTCAAATGATTGTTTCCTTTGAATAAATGTAGTTAACTCTGCAATTATATCATAATCCTGTATTAGTAACTTATCATCTTCAATTAATGCTTTTAAGTTGGAACATCCAGTCTTTTTAACTGTAGATGTCATTTTAATTCCCAATTGAGATTTATGAGAAAATCCTTGGCCAACTATTTGACCTGCTCTACCTCTCATAGCACACATTAAAATATTCTCATACTCTAAATCAAATTGCATTATGTCAGCAACTTGTCCACCAATATCATTTACTTCTATTAGTACATATGCTTCATTATAAGCTTTCGCTACATCGTTTATTATGTTTGGGAATATTATAGGTTTAATATTATTATTCTTATACTTACCAACAACTTTATATGGAATCTCTGTAATGTCAAAAATAACAAATGCTGAATAGTCATTATTAACTCCTCTTGAAACATCAACTGTCATAACATATTGATGACCCTCTATAGGTTGTTCATAAGTATGTAATCCTTTACTAGCGTGTAAAGGATCCTCATATACCATTGTTCTCAATTTAGATGCTGATATTAAAGTATCAACAGATCCTAAGAACTCACATTCAAATTCCTGTACAAACTGTCTTTCTGATGTGTTAGCAATAGTCTGTGCTTTCCAATTAGCATCTCTGCCAGGCACTTGCGACCAATGAACTTCTGTTGTTGTATATTCATTCTTACCACGTTCAGCATCATGCCATAACTTATAGAACATATTCATTCCATTAGGAGTGGATATGATTATTACTTTCGTTGACTTACCAGAAGTAATAGTAGGATAAACCGATGCAAAGAATTGTTCTGCAACATGGTTTGGAACGAACGCAAATTCATCGAGGAAGATGATATTGAATGACATGCCTCGGACAGCACTTGAAGACGTAGAAGCAGCCAGAATCTTTGATCCATTTTCGAGTTCGACATTACCTTTATTCCATGCTAAAATTCCGTGTTGCATCCATCTTGGCAAATTTTCGTATGCCAACTGTAATCTAGATAATAACTCTCTAGAAGTAGATGCTTTGTTTGCTAGAATACCAATATTCACATTATCATTAAAAATGATATAATGTAAAAGGTATGATACTACGGTTGTTGACTTACCTGTCTGACGAGGAAGTTTTGCTATATTGAATCTATTCTCATGAAATCTATTAACCATCTCCTCTTGAAAATCATACATACCAAAAGGTACTAGACCTTCATCAAGAGAAACAATTTTTATATAATTCTTACAAAAATAAACAGGATCACCTTTACACTTAACAAACTCCTGTATTTGAACAGGAGTAAATTCCATTGGTGTATTGGCTTTCTTTAGATTGGGATTGCCAAGATAAATGCTATCAGTAGTAGCCACAATTAATTACCATAGTATAAAACTATTTAGATTACATCATTTCATCATGTAAATGTGTAGCTGGGCGTTCTCCCATCTTAGCTTTTTTATCTCTTTCTAATTGATATAATTTACTCATCATCTCTTGCTTCTTACTAATATCGTCAAGTTTCTTTTGAACTTCTTTAAGTTCTGATTGGATCTTATCCATTTAAGTTTTAAAATGCTTCTCCCAAACCTCCCTGCTGTTGTAGAGGATGCAAGTTGTTGATTTAGGTATTAACTATTTATCTTTTCCCATTTCTTTAAGCATCTTCTGTAGTTCAGAAGTACTACCTACAAACATAGCATTCGTGACATTGTT